AGCGAGGTCGTTCCGTCCATCCGTTCATAGATGCCCACACCCACTGGCGTCGCGTTGTAGAAGCACGGCCCGCACCCCTCGTCGCCGTTGCTCTGAATGAGTCCCGCCCAGAACAACCGCATGAATGAGGGCAACGTGCCGGGCAGCGGCTGGGTATATATCCGACGCGAAACGGTCGCGAGCCCCGGGCTGCGCCACCACGTTCCATTCTCGAGGCCGTCAGTTCCGGCCTGAATCCCGATGCGCGTCCACTTGGCATCAAGAGCCGCGTCGACGAAGTGGTCCCCGTAGGTAGGGTCGAGCGTAACCGGCTCTAGCGGCGGAGTACTACCGGAACTGGGTGACGGAATGAGCGCGTCCCAGTCCAGCGGCGCGCCCGTGTCGGGGTCGATGACGTTGGTCTTGGACACCATCGCGTTCTTGAGGAAGGCGAGCTGGTATTCGTTCAACGGCATCAGACCACCACCATCCTTGCCTTCGCCGCCCCAGGCTGGACCGCCACGTCGATGTATTGCTGCGTGACGCGCGCCTTCGGATTCCCTTCAATCCCCGACTCGGCGTAAACCTGCGTTGCGCGCGCGTTCGGGTTGCCTTCACGGGCAACCTCGGCAACCTGCTGCGTGACTCGGGCGGCGGTCATGAGGACACCTTGAAGCCGAACTCCGCGCTGTTGATGTCACTCACCGTCCAGGGTGCCGAAGTATCGGGATTCTCGTCGAGGACGTCCTTGGCGTAGTCGTAGGAGGTCGACAGCGCTTTTTCAGCGGCCCCCTCGTAGTCGGTGCCGCCGATCCGAACAACCTGCCGGATGCTTCGCGTGCCGGAGTCGTCCTTACGTGCCCTGGTCACCCACTGGACCGCCTTCACCTCTCCGACAATCGAGGCGGTGTCGGTGAAGACGTAGGTATCTAGGGTGCCAACGACGCTAGCCCCGACGTACGTCGTGTCGTCATCGGGAGTTGTGTCGTCGACCATGGCCGCGTTGTCGGTCCCCGTCGATGGGGTGAACCCTGACGATGCGCCTTCGGAGCTCGGGTAGATCGCTTCGATCCGGACGTCTCCCAGGAAGCGGTCGTCCGTGCAGTACAGGTCGTCCCAGAGGTTCGTGCCCGCACCGGCCGTGACCCAGCCCACCTGGTCGACGTCGGCGATTCCGGTCTGGGCGGTGTTCACGCCGGTCCCGGAAAGCACAGTGACTCCATTCAGGCGCACCTCGAACGCCCCGAGAGTGGTGTGGGCCTTCACGTACAGCTCGTAGTAGTTCCAGGCGTTCGAGACGATGAGACTCGGGGCAGTCTCGGCCAAAAGGACGCTGCCGGAGCCGCGGTATAGCGCCAGACGACCGTTAGCCATGATCTGAAGCTGGCATTGAATACCGCCGCTACGATAGGCCCGCAGGACGGCGGTCTGGTATCCGGCGCCGGGGGCCTTGAACGCGCCACCCAAGTAGACCTCAGGGGTCGCCGCTATCGGAAACGTGTGGGTGAACCCGCCTGAGTCAACCCCGACCGCCTTCGACGTCCCTCCCCAACGTCCGGTGAAGAACCCTCCCCCCGAACTGCCGCCATGCTTCAGGCTCCAGTCGCTTGAGGACGCGAGTCCCTCGAATCCTTCGAGCATCAGAGTTCCCATTTACGCCCTCGTGTATCTCAGGATCAGCGCGACGCGCTGAACGGCGCTGGCCGAAACGACGTTGAAACGCAGGATGTCGCCTGCGGAGAGCGACTTCGTCCAGCCGGTCAGGGTGTTGTCCTGTGCCTTTTGCGCGGAGGACAGCGTCGGCGGCGCCGAGGCGACGACCGAATCGTCCACGGTCGGCGGGAAGTTCGCGTAGCTGTCCTTCCAGATCCCTATCACGATCGAGCCCGTCTGGTCGGCGAGGACGGTGTGGCCCGTCAGTGTGCAGTCGAACGGCACCTCGAAGTCGTACTTCACCCCAGTCGTCAACGGAGCGCCTGCGCCCTCGAGGGTGAGCTCGAACGCTCCGAGCAGGATCGAGGCGGGAAGCTGGTTCTTATTCAGCTTGGCGTTGCCGTCGAGCCCCGCGATCCCATCGTTCTGGTTCTTCTTGTCGTTGATGACCTGCGTGATCTGCGAGATGTTCTGGGTGATGAACGTCTGGTTCTCGGTGACGTTGGTGACGAAGGTATCGCCTACCTCAATGCTGTCGAGCGCAGCAGCGAGTTGCTCCTCGCTCACGCCACCGCCGAGGTTGCTCCAGTCCAGCGGCGCGCCCGTGTCGGGGTCGATGACGTTGGTCTTGGACACCATCGCGTTCTTGAGGAAGGCGAGCTGGTATTCGTTCAGTGGCACGGTTGCTATCTCCTGGTTCGCGACCCGTGTCGCAGCGATCCGAAGAAGAAGCCACCGCCCTGGAGATCCATCGAGAAGCCGAGGGCGTCGACGAGGTCGTCGTGGCCCTTGGGGAAGCTCAGCAGCTCCCGCTCGAACTCGGAGCCCTTCAGGCTGGCGTGGTGGTGGACCTTGTGGGCCTCGTACTTGGCGGCGACCGCCCGTGCGCGAGTGACCTTGTCGACGTCGGACTTGCGACCCTCGATCGGGATACCGGGGTAATCCCGCAGCACGTTCTGCACGAGGGTGCTCTGGAACTGGTTGTTCTCGGCGATCACTAGCGCGATCTGCGGATATGCCTGGTAGCCGTCGAAGACGAACTCGGCGTGGTGATCCTCCCGCTTGTCGCGGTAGGCCGCCATCACCCAGAACTCGCCCTGGTCGTCAACCGCGGTCGTGACCCGAGCGGTGTAGTCGGCGCGCTCCTTCTCGGATGACGCGAGGTCGATCCCCATCTTGAACACGAACGTCCGGTCGTCGGGCAGGACGGTGAAGTAGTCGCCATCGCGCAGCCGGTGAAAGACATTGCCCTTCATCAGGCCCGAGACGTCGTTCTGGTAGGCCACCGAGAAAAACGCCGAACCCATGTCCTCCTGCTCGTGCAGTAGGGCGTCGACCGACCAGCGCTCCGGCCAGTACGAGTACAGCTCGCCCTCCGCATCGGTGAGCAGCGCGCTGCGGTGCAGCAGCGGCCAGCCCTTGCCGCCCTTCTCCTTCGGATCGGTGAGGATCTGGTACAGGTCGCCCTCAGCCCAGCGCGTCCCGATCACGATGATGATGCCGCCCGGCGCCAGCGTTGGCTTGACCGTCTTCCAGAACCACGTATCGACCTGCTCCATCAGCAGCGCCGACTTCGTGTTCTCCTCATCGAGGATGTCGTCCATGATGATGAGGTCGAAGCGCTTCGAGATGATCGGTCCGCCCGTGCCCTGCGCGTAGACGGTGACGTCCTTCGAGCCCTTGGCGTGCTTCGACAGCGGATGAATCCACTCGCCGTCGGTCCACTTCGAGCTCTTCAGCGACTGGCCGAAGATTTCGGCGTGGCGCTCGTTGTCACTGATCGTGGTCCTGATGGCGCGGCTGAACGCTTCTGACTGAGTTGCGGTGTTGCTGAACAGCCCGATCCGGATGTCGGGGTTCTTGGCGATGAGGTGGCTGCCCTTGCCGATCGTGAACGACGTCGTCTTCGAGCTGCCACGGGGCAGGAGTGCTACGCCGCTCTGGTGGGTCTCGATGCAGTGGTCGACGAAGCGGAACAGGTCGACGATGTGCGGCGGCAGGAATCCGTCGCCGTCGCCGAGGTTCTCGGCATGAACGTACTCGACGTAGTCGACGTCGGACTCATGCGCCCTCGCCCGCCGCGCGTCGTTCAGGATCTCTCGCTGCTCCTCCCGGGAGAGCGATTGGACGCGCTCGTTCAGCTCTTCCGGACTGGAGACTCCCTCGAGCAAGCTCGCCCACAGCGGCGATGAAATCGGAGCCGATGTTGATGGTGACGGGGGAAGCACTGCCACTACTACCGGCCTCCTGGGGCTTGTTCTGTGCCGACAGGTCGCGGATCAGCCGGATGGCCTCCTGGACGTCCTTGGGGCTGACGAAGAGCGGCTCCTTGCCGCTGGGCTTGCCGTCCTCGTCGAGGTGCTGCGTGAGCTGCTGGGCGAAACGGATGAGGTGCCCCTCGAGCACGTCGACGGTGAGCTCCGACATCCGCGCCAGGCGACGCGCGTTGCGCTCGGCGACGATGGCGATGTACTGCTTGGTCTCGCGGTCCTTGATCTCGGCGCGCTTCTCGACCCAGTTGTGCTTCCGCGCATAGTCGGACAGCGTCGAGTTGGAGATCCCCTCGCGCTCGGCCATCTTGCGCAGGCTGGGTGTCTCCTCGGACTCGAGGTACTCGCGCTCGAGAGCCGGGTAGTCAACCTTCGTCTGGGCCATCAGCGCTCCAACCATTCGCTGGCGAGCACCCCGAGCGCCTCACCGTCGCTCATGTCCTCACCCTGCTTGACCGCGGTCAGCGCCCGGTTCAGGGTGGCGGCCGCGTCGGGCGGTAGGCGGAAGATGCGCTCGACCCAGCGCTTCTCGGCGCGCTCCTGGTTCCGCTCGCGGAACTGGTCCCAGTCGAACTCGGGCAGCTTGGCGATCTGGCCGAACTGCTCCTTGGTGTACGGCATGACCTCGGTCAGCCGGTCGAGCGTATCCGAGGCCAGCAGGCGCTTCAGCACCTCGCCGAGCTTGCGCTCTTCGGGCTTGCCGCGCAGCTCGTTGAGGATGACCGTGAGCTGCATCGCCTCGTGATCGGAGACCGGCCCGATGTCGAAGCACGGGAAGTGCTCCATGCCCAGCTCGACACCAGCCCGCAGGCGATGCTCGCCGTCGATGATCTGGTAGATCCCCGGCTTATTCGGCGCCGGGCGCACGATGATCGGGACCACGAACCCGAATCGCTGGAGCGAGACCTTCTCCTTGGCGAACGTCTCGGCGTCCTGCTGGTTCGGATTCCAGGGATTCGGCTCCAGCAGATCCTGCGACAGCGTGATCGGCTTGCCCGGTAGCTCGACGGGCGCTGTTCTCAGCGTGGCTCCCGCTTGATCGAGTAGCTGACCTGCGGGTCGCGGCATACGCGCACCTCGGCGATCTTGGGGAACTCGGGCAGCAGACGCTCCATGATCCACAGGCCGATGCCTTCCGGGGTCGGCTGCCCCGGAGCGATCATGGCGTTGAGCGGCTTCCGTGCGAGCTCGGCGGCGATG